CCCGTTGGGTTTACGACTACCGTGATTGACAATAGTAATATTTCATTCACCCCCGAGGGAGTAGTTGATTTTTTTAACTTTGCTCCCACATTGTCGATTTATTCCTTTACGGGGCAACAGCTATATAGCTTGTCAATAGAATACAAAAATGGCTTACCCACAATCCCATCGGAGCTAAAGCGCATAACCGCTATGGTCGCTCAAAATATTTATCAATCGGGCGATTACTCGGGTGCCAAATCAAAAAGTGGAATTGATTTTAATGTAGCGATGTTTGACGATTCTTTCCTGCCCTCGGATATTCGTATGGCTTTACAGAAATATAAGAGAGTCGTATAAGCCAATGCCAGTTTATAACTACTTTAAAAATTCCGGTAAGGTTTGTGCAGTCACAGGTAAGTCAAATGAAATGGTTGTAATCGGTAGGGCTTCTCGGAGTATGAGTGATTGGAAATTCAATAGTTTAGTTAAGTGTTTATTTTCCCCGAGTACGGCATTTGTGGTTGGCGATATAGTAACCACGGGCGGTAAGAAGTATTTCATTACTGCAATGTATAAGTCCAATGAGGGCGATATCGAGGGGAAAATGGTACTCACTAATTGTGTTGTTGAAATCAGTAGATTGTCTAAAGCCTATAACACCAACGGCGTACAAACCGGATATACACCTACCTCCATTACCTCCTCAACCCCCGCTGTGCATGAAACCGTCACTGGAAAAATGCAACAATTTGATATGGGTTTACTCCCGACAACGGTTGCTAAATTTACCCTCGATGATTTAGGGACTGCTTTATTGGATAGAATCACCCTCGGGGGAATAGCCTATCAAGTTGATTCAATTAACCCAACAGAGATACCCGGATTGGTTGTCCTTCAATGCTCCCCCGATAAGAGAAAATAATGGAAGATTTAACCGTAAGGCTAAACGCATTATTGCGAAAATGGGCATTAAAAATAATCTATGATGTTCAACGGGAATGGGGAAATCACCCAACTCCGGGGGAAGCGCATATTTCATTTGTTTCCAATATGTTAGCAGGGCAAGTAACAGCAACACTAATTGCAAGTGGTCAAAAGGCATGGATTTTAGAATATGGTAAAGGTACTCTAATGGACTTATCAAATCCCTACCTGGCAGAATATCAATCCAACCCCAATTATAATCGCTATCGTAAATTCAATGAGGTAGCGGGACGAGGACCAGGTGTATATCACGACCTCGATGGGAATGAATTTACTTCCTCCGGTAAAGCTGTGGGGGTAAATTTAGAAACGGTTGCATTTGTAACAGGTAAGGATGAATTTCTCCCCTCGGAGCCTTTGCATTTAATCTTTTATTCAATTCTCGAAAATAGACAATTGATTTTAGACGATATAGCGGAAACCTTCGCATTATATACTGTTGAATTATTTGTTACTGCCTTTCCCAAAGAAATAACCATATAAGGGGGTGGGAATATACCAACCTCATTTGATTTACAGGATAAACTATGGGGGCTATTCTGCAATGATAGTCAATTGATATCATTAATGGGTAATCCCACAACCACAGATGATAAAAACAATCGATTTAGGCGAGAAGACTATCCGGTGGATGTAATTACCATCGATGATACAAACTTTCTCGCTTTTTATTTTCCCGATGCCCTGCCGACTCATAACCATTTAATAAATAGGGGAATATTGCATATTGATTATTACTGCAATTCCCGCTATGCCACGCAACAAATTCAAAAACGGGTGAAAGCAATTTTGGCTGGTTGCGATATGTATAAAGTTTATGAGGGTCAGAAACCATCGGGGATTATGGGGGTATTTAAATATAGAGAAAAATACGCCCCACTGATATTAAGTTAAGGAGGAATAATATATGGCTGCTGCATCTGGCAATACTCAAGTTGTTCTCCACGGCATCGGCAGTGGAATGTTGATTAATGTTTCCGATAAATCCGTAGTGCCTATCGATAAGGCTACCGATTTTAGTGCTGAAATTTCCGTTAGTTCCGAGAAGGTTTTTGGGGGAGATAGCCTCTTTCCGATTTTGACATTCATTAAAGAAAAGGGTGGCAAGCTCACAATCACCAATGCCGTGTTTAGTCTTGGAATGTTGAAATCCACCCAAGCTGCCGCATTGACTACTGCGGGATCGTCTAAAAAGTTAGTCACGGAAACAATCACCGTAGCTACCGGAACTGCTGCACAGGTTACTTCTACATCGGGAGTTTCTACGACTGTTGGCGATACTGTGGCTTATAAAGTCGCTGCCCCTGACGTTGCGGTTGCTCAAGTAGCTTCGGCACCCACGGGCGCAGTACAATTTACAATTTCCGCTGCTGGCGTTGTCGCCTTTGGATCGTCCACTTCGGGGGATTATGTATTCTCCTACTATGTCACCGATACCAATGCCCAAACCGCAACAATTAAAACCAACGTATTCCCTGGCAGTTATGAGTTCCGTTGGAGAATGACTACCGAAGATACCGCTGGTATTCAATACTACTTTGATATTCGTGCCACAAATGTTAAATGTTCCGGTGGATTCACGGTCGATCTCAAACGTGGTACTGCTGTTGCGCCCAAAATGGAGTTTGAAGTTCTCGCCCCCGTTAGTGGATATGACTTCATCTCCTATACTTTGGTCCCTGCCTAATTCTAAGTCAAATCGGGGGAGGAGTAACTTTTCTCCTTCCCTTTTAATTTGTAAAGGAGAGTATGAGAAACAAAATAAATGTCCATATTCTGGACCATCCCGTAACCGTCAAATATGCCTTGAATTATAAAGAGGCGAGGGAATTATTGGAGTTAATAAAATCTGTTAATTCTATTAGTGTCCAACATGGTTCAAGTCAAATTCAAGAGTATGGGACTGATTTATTGGAATTTAGCGATTACACGCCGCAATTACATATTTTTTTGCAAGATAAATTCAACAGATTAGAACGAGGTAATTAATGAGTAAACAGAAAACCGATCCCTTTACAAGTGAATTTTCAATTACCACAACCGATGGTAAAGTAGTACCAATTTATCCAATGAAACTACGGCATAAAGACAAAATTTGTCGTTTTATGGCTCAATTCAATGATACCTTTATATTTTTAAATTTTATGTCCCCGGCTTTGAATGATGATTCGAGTGTCCAACGGGACGATGAGGGGAATATTGTATTTTCCAACAAAGAGTACAATGCCCTAAAGGAAGTCGTTTCGATGGCTACCCATATTCCTATTGATGAACTCGATACCGAGGATGGGGCAGATTTTTCAATCATTGATTGCAAACGGGCTGTAATGGAGTATTTGGATATTAGTCAATTAAAAAAAAACATGATGGTGTAGTTGAAGAACCGGAATGGCATAAACTCTATGCCGCTGCGAGTGAACATTTAAATATCCCACCGGATAAGTTAATCGATTATACTATTCCCCAAGTGGAGTATTTGCTTGAGGGATGGGCAGAAAATAATAAATCCCCCGATGATAAGGGTGGAGTAAATGTCATTGAGGGCGACGATGCGATTAAATTTTTGATGGAGAATCAAGGCGCAAGTGGTGGGAAATTGTAACTTAAATTTATAAACGGTAGACTTTAAACTTAATAAATTAACTTTAACAAGGGGGTAGGAGATATTGCATTTCCTCCCCTGATTTTTTTTTACCAAAACGGGGGAATAAAATCCCCATTTACCTTGAAAATAATACCCTTGAGGTTGAAATAGATTTTAACGAAAGGAGAGTAAAGTATGGAATTAACCCAACAGGAAATTAGATTTAATTTATTGATTAGCAATATTCAGCAGTTGAAAGACCAAACGGGCGAGTTAAAAACACTTATTCAGAGTATAAATAAACCCGCCACTGGCGATACCGTAATGAAGAAACTCGAAAAAGATACCGATTCAGCCATAATGAAACTAAAAACTTACGAATCTCAACTGTCCCAACTACGCCAAAAGGCCGCACAATCTTTTATGGTAGGGGATACTGCGGGTTTCGCAAGGGCAAAGGCAGATTTTGATAATTTAAATACAAAAATGGTGGAATTTAATCGGCAGTTTGGCATCAGCAATCGCGGTTTTTATGATATGAATAATAATCTCTCGTACCTCGGAGCCAAGATGCGGTCCCATTTTTCTTGGCTTTTGTCGGGATCATTGTTAGCTGGTGCATTGGCAATTCCGGTAAGTGCATTTAATAGTATAAAACAAATTGAACAGGCAATGGCTGGAATGAAACAGGTTATTCCCGAATTACACGAAAGCCAAGGCGCGTTAAATACTCAAACTTTAAAATTTGTCGATATAGCGGCTACTTATGGCGAAAGCATACAGGATGTTATTAAGGCTGGTCAACTTTGGGGCAGAATGTATAAAGACCTTAATATTGTAAATGCCCTAACCCATCAGTCAACAATACTCGCTGTAGCGGATAATTTTAGTTTAGTCGATGCCAATAAAGCACTTGAGGCGGCAATGTTTCAATATGGCTTAACTGCAAAAACATCCACCGAAGCCATTGCTTATTCGGGAAGAATTATTGACATTTGGACAAAATTAGCCCACAACGCAGGGGTATCAGCGCAGGATTTGGCACAGGCAGTTGAGAGAACCGGTTCGGTTGCACGACTTACAGGTGTTGATTTTGAATTTTTAAATGCCATGATCGCCACTGGTGTCCGTTCTACCGGACGTAGCGGGGCAGAGATTGGCAGTATGATTAAAAGTGTACTTGGTTCAATCAATACCAAAAAAGCGCGGGAAGAAATAGAGGCACTTGGAATAGCTACTACTAAAGTAGGGGTCAATGGGGCCGTAGAATTAAGAAAGGCCCAAGACGTTCTGCTTGATATTGCTATACAGGCACAGGGGACAGATCGAAACTTAGAAGATTTGTTTAAGGCAATATCGGGTGGTAAATGGCAATGGTCAAAAACTGCATCTATGCTTGGAGACTATCAAGAATTCATCCGAACATGGGGACAGGCAGTTAATTCGACTGGTTTTTCAGCATCACAGGTCGAAATGCAATTAGATACAATATCAAGAAAGATAAAAATGCTAGTTGGAGATGCAGAGGGACTATTTGTTAATACTGGCAATGCGGGGATAACTAAATGGCTAAAGGATGAAATTCAGGGATTCGATGATTTTGTAGTTGGTCTGCGAAAAATACCCAAAGAAGCATGGCAAGCTACCGCCACCCTTGGAGAATTGGCAATGGGAGTTTATATTGCTTCAAAGGCATTTAATTTTTTAGCTACCGCCATAAGGGGTGCCGAAGCTGCAACTATATCTCTAGCGAGACGGAATTTAATTATTCTCGGTATGGTTGGACTCGCCTATGCTATAACTTGGGTTGTAGAACGCTATGGGGCATTAGAAAATGCCGAGCGTAATGCCGCGATGAGAACTCAAGATGCTATTGCGGTTAAAAGTCAAGAAATTGAAATGTATAAAAAACAGTCTGAATTTGTTGAGGCGTTGATTTCTTCCAGACAAAAATTAGAAGAACAATTGGGCAAAACGGATTCGGCAGAAAAAATAGTTACCTTAAATAATGATATCCAAGCCACCGAAAAAGAATTAACCAATGTACTCGGGGAAGCCGCCGTACAGAGAATCAAAGATTCCAATTGGTCACAAGAAGCCATAGAGACAGAAAAAACCGCCTTTATAAAAGCCAATGATGTTAAAAAACAAGAACTAAAAACAATGATCTCGGCGCAAATTGCCGCTACCGATGCCACGATTATTAAATTAGAAGATCAAATTAAAGCCTATTATGAGGATGCGCGACATTTTGGGGAAAGTATTAATGCCAAATTAAAATCCCTAAGTGTTTGGCAAGCAGCGATGCTAACAATGCAGGAATGGCAAACGTCATTTCACGAAGGGCGCAGAGATCAGAGCCAAAAAATGCTTGATAATTTTCCCGATACTCCCGCAAATTCATCCACTAGGGCAATGTATCAGCAAAATATCGATGAGGCTAATGTCGCAATCGCCAATTCCCAAAAAAAAGGCGCAGAAATAGCGCAAACCAAATTAAAAGAGCTACAATCTCAACTTTCCGAAACGATAAAAAGTAGGGTTGCACTCGGAAATACTCTTATTAATTTTTCTCCTGCTGGCGTAGGTGGGGACGAATTTCACCCCAAAGGACCAAAGGATACTAATGGTTCTCGTAATCTAAATGCTCTCGGTAATATGCAAGACCACAGACTAATGAATGATGCTGTGGCGATTGCTAAAGTATCACTAGACCAATACCAAGAGTCTTTGGATAATGTCAATTTTAAAGAAAAATTATATGGTAAATCCATAGCTGTATCTGTTGAGATGATTAATCTTAAAGTCCAAAGACAAAAAGAATTAACCAATGAGCAGAATACTTATAATTCTTTGGCTGAAATATATAAAAAAGAAGCGCAGGGTTTAATAGATAAAGACGGTGGACTTTCGGAGGATATGAGGAATTACAAAATTTCTCTTGCCGATTTAGGTAAAGCCGAATTTAAAGAGTTAATGAGGGACAACCAAGCATTACAGTTAAAAATTGACCTATATAATAAATCAATTGAACTTGCCGCTAAAGCCAAAAGAGATTCATCTAAAATGGGCAATGAAGCAACTTTAGAGCAATTTGGGAATACACAACAGCATGATTATCAAAGTCAACGAAACAGTGAACGGATTTCAAATCAAGAGAAAATTGGTTTAGCTGGTGTAAACCCCTACGGGGGAATGGCATATCTGGATGAGTTAAGAATTAAACTCGCCGCCGCCCAACAACAACTACAACAGATAGCCTCCGATCAGGCTTGGGCAGAATTACAACTCAAACAGGCCACTACCGCTGCCGCAGTTGATTATTGGTCACAACAGGTAGATAAGCTAAAAGTCAATTATGCCGAAACTACAAAAAAAATAGCCGATTACACCTACGATATGTCGGTACGAACTAAAGAGTTTTATGCTAGTACTTTAGGCGAGATACTTGTTGAGCAAAAAGATTTTGGAAGTATTATATCCTCCATCTGGAAAAAAATAGCAATGGAAGCTATTAACTCAATGATGGGGATTAAACAGGCATCAAGTATCTTGAGTACAATAGGCGGCAAAGGAAAAGGTGGAAAGGGTGGTGCGGGACTAGGCGTATCCGGTCCAACGATGACCTATGATCCTACGGGAATGTTTTTGATTCCCAAGGGTGTCGCCCACAATGGAGGGGTTGTTGGTAGCTTACCTAAATTCCATAATGGGGGCGTAGTTCCTTATTTAAAGAATGATGAATTGCCCACGGTGTTACAAAGCGGTGAGGAGGTAAACTCCAAATCTGAACGCCGAACCATAGAAATGCTAACCGAGACCATGAAAGCTATGTCGGCAAACTCTGGTTCAACTCAAATAGTAATTCACGCAATTGATAGCAAATCATTTGTTGAATTCGCCGACGCTCACGGTGACGCTTTGGTTAATATACTTCGCAAACAAGGCTCAATGGGAAATAGACTATAAGACATAAATATCCCCCGGTTGGTTTAATAACTCTCCGGGGGTTTATTATCTCATTGTTTTTCTAATTTTTCCGACCATTTAAGTGTGGCACAGGTTATATCGCCAATCAACATTCCCCTAATTGTATAACATTGATTATCGGGATATTTAGCCACAAACCTATTTTCCACTTGAACGTCATAGATATTGTCTATTCTATTAGCCCATATTTGTTTTAGTCCGGTGTATAAATCCATTAGGTCTTTGTATTTAGGATCATTGGTTTTTCTGTAATCAATATAGAGTTGTTGGTAGGCGGTGTTGAAGTCTCTAAAATTAACTCCACTTTCTAACCGATACCTCATTTCCTTAAAATTATCCAATATCTCTGCTTGGCAAATCGAGGGAATAATCAACAAAGCTAATAAAATAATTAACTTTTTCATTTTAATATCTCCCCTTTTTGTAATTTGCTTGGAATTTTCCCTCCCTGACGGGTCCGTGGGGTTTCATTATGAAAAGAAATAATAAAACAACCACGCATATTACTCCAAATATAAACATATTTCTTCCTCCCTCGCCCCTGATGGGGCTTTTTATTTTAATTATATATTTTTTACAACGGAGATGAAAGATTATTTCGTGCGGAATTTATATTATAACAAATTTAGATAATAAAAAGACTTATATTGGAAAAAGTATCCATATAGAAGATAGATTCGTTGAACATATAAACAAATTAAACCTAAATAAACATGGTAATATCCATCTTCAAAAATCATGGAACCAATATACTGCGGATAATTTTAGTTTTGAAATACTTGAACATTGTTGCGAAGACATATTAAACGATAAAGAAAAAGAATGGATTATGTTTTTTGAATCGTTCGATGGCAGATACGGATATAATCTAACGCTAGGCGGGGATGGCGGGTGCTACAACGAAGAGGTAAAACAGAGAATAAGCAAGACGCTTACCGGAAGGAAATTAACTGAAGAACATAAAAGAAAAATTGGCGAAAATAGTTACCCGCATAAGATGAAAATAAAACGAGAACTTGAAAACCCAAAGCAAAAAATAATAAAAGAAAAGAAACCCGCTAGAAAAGGATATAAATTAACAGAAGAACATAAGGAAAAATTAAAAATAGCACGACGAAAAAGAGTAATTACAGAAGCAACAAAAGAAAAGATGAAAAAAAGTGCCAACAGGGGTGACAAACATCAAAATAGCAAATATACGGAACTGCAAATAAAAGAGGTTATAAGCCTATTGTTAGTAGGTGAAAATAGTCAAAAATTTATACTTAATAAAACCGGAGTATCTATTGGCGCAATAAAATCTGTAAAGGCGAAAAGGACGTGGAGACATTTAACTGAGGGTATTAATTTTGAATAAGATAGATTTTGGTCGATATGTAGGAATACCTTGGAAGTTTAATGGAAGAGATTTTAATGGGTGCGACTGTGTGGGAATTTGCGACTTGGTCTATAGGGAGCAGGGATGGCTACGCTGGACGGACGGAGAAGAAATAAACGATGGATGGTACACCGAGCAACCTTATCGACTTATAAAATTTTTAGAACGTAATTTTGATAAAGTTAATTCAATTGAAGAGTTAAATATTGGAAGTCCGGTTTATGCGCGAATCCGATCCGAGGGCCACATATTCATCTATACCGGATATGGCAAAGTATTACAGTCTTTCCCCCCAATTAACTCAATGATTTCCACAATCTCACATATTGATAGATGGTCTTATCTTGAACCCCAAATAGAAAATGTTCGCTATTTCCAAAGAAGGGAGGTTGAATCCAATAGCAACACTTAATGGTACAATCAATAATTCTGTTACTTCACTTGTAGTCTCCGATGGTAGTGAATTTGCAATAAATGAATACCTTTTATGTGATTCGGAGATTATGAAAATAACTAATATTGCAACCAACACTCTAACCATCACAAGGGGGCAATTATCTTCCTCCGCTATAGGTCACTCCTCGGGGGCAGTGATACTTCCCTATTTTTGGTTAGCTGCTAAACGGGAACCGGAAGAAACTAATAAATGGATCAATCGTGAAGTTGTATTTGAAACCGGAGTACCACAAATCCAAGGTGTAACCGTAAATCCCATAGTGACTTGGAAACTCTCATACAGTGGCAACAAGGCGGGATATGATTCAATTAAAGCCTTTTTTAATGCCCGTTGTGGAAAGAGAAAACTATTCTATTGGTACGATGAAGCCCAAACCCGACATAAGGTGCGATTTGGCAACGATGAAATGAATTATAAAAAAATGATTGAGTTCGACGGTAGTGGCAAACAACTCCTAGTGGGGTATTCCACCGACACTGTTTTATGGAAGGTATATTAAATGATTATACTTCCGATTTCAATGCAAACTGCAAAGGAACAATCTCAAAATTTCTTTATTGAATTATATGAAGTTCATCTCCCCTCGGGGACTGTGAATTTTGCCGCTTGCGATGAAGATATTTCCTTTAATGGGCAAGTATATAAATCCGTACCTATCCAGCGGGGGGAAATAAAAACCACAGTTGACTCTAAAACCGACAATGTAGAATTAAAAATAGCCAATGTGGATCAAGACTTTACATCAGCCATTTATGGGGGATTGGACTTCCGAGGTAGTGATTGCTACATTATGCAAATCCTCTACCCCGATTCCCTTAGTGACCCTACGATTTTCAAATATATCTTTACAGGCTATTTGGATAATCCGGTATTTGATGGTAAGGAATTTAAAGTAACTATTAAATCCCGTATTCCTAATATTTATAGCCCATCCCGCAAATTCCAACTCCCCTGTAATGCTTGGTTTGGCGACCCAGATGAGTGTGGGGTTATAAAGGGCTTTGGCAATGGTGCAACAGTCGGAGCAGGATCAACACAATCGGTTATTTATGATTCCAATAATAATAATACAGTGGATTTTTGGAAAGATGGTATTCTAACCTACTATAATGAATCTCGCAAAATAATAGCCTATGAAAATGGCTATATTACCCTTGAATACCCATTGACTTATACGGTACAGGCAGGGGCTACCTATTCAATTGAACAGGGGTGCGATAAATCGGCTGCAGTTTGTAAAAATAGATTTGATAATCTCGGGAATCGGAGTGGTTTTCCCAGTATACCATTTGAATTTGCAATTAGGACATAAAAGAAGGTGAGTAATTGAGTGAATTTTATATAGACCTACAGAGGTTTGGCGGCGGCGGTAGTGGTAAAAGCGGCGGCAAGATGATAATGACCGTCTTGGGTTTTGGACTTGGATTATGGCTTGGGCCGGGTTTGGCTATGTTCGCGGGGGCAGGACAGGCTCTTACTGCGGG